GCAGAATCGGCCTGCCCCACAAGGGGGCTCCGACGCATCCTTAAATTTGCGACCTATAAATCCAACTAGGTACACGGGTATTACTACCACGTGCAGCTAATTGACAAATTCAGTCAAATAAAAGACGCGGCGAGGTAATAATACCACCAACAAAGTTGGTACCCACGGGCCGCCCGTAGGTTTTGTAAAGTCTGCAAAGCGTATTTCGACGCCTATACAAAAACTATAAATATACATATACTAATATACACTAATATACAAAGCAACCACATACAATTAAGATGTGGGTGCAGGTGGATCATCATACGAATAAAACGTAGGACAATTAATAAACCAGAAACAACTAAAGTCCTCTCCAACCGCACAAGAAGTGCGAATGAGAGCTTGAGTTACTTCTGTAGAACCATATTGTGACCACGCTTCAACAGCATGATGAAATCCATTTGGTTTATTGGTTAAAACATGATTAACTCCTAAATCATGAGTATGTGCAAAGCGGAATTCAGAGTAAAAAGGTAATTCAACCTCTGAAACTCCACCTGGAGAACACTGAGTAGCCAAGGCTCCAGCACGACCATTTTGTGCCTTACAACCATCTTCGGCTACCCAAGGAGAAATCTTATTTCGAAAACTGATGACAGTTTGAGTCTGACCATCAGCTTCGATACTGCTAGTGTCACGAGACACTGTCAGCATCGTTCGATTATCCAATCCAATATTATGATACTTCCAACGAATACCACCACGCCAACCCAAAAAGGCAGGTACACACCAAGTCATGTATGTATTATTGACGTAGTTATAGGGAGCCGCTACAGCGTCAACTGTACGCGCTGCAAGAGCATAACCCCTATAAGCTGGAAAATTCATCAAATAATTGATAATAACAGTACTATTATTGCTACCAGGAATTGCTAACAACTGGTGCCAATTGTACCGCTTAAATAACGAACGTAAAGACGTAACTTTCTCACCCATGTAAATCATAAGTGAATTTTCAGATGGAAGAATCTCAAGACCACCAACAGCGTTAATTCCTTCAACGCCAACAGGTGAATTCTCAGTATCATCGCCGCCATCTCCTTGAATAACGGCTGACTCAGTATCGGTAGTTTCCTCACCGGACTCGGGCTTAATAGAATCATCTCCTATAAACGAAGCACCACGTCCCAAAGCATCCTCCGGGCTAGAAGGATTGCCATAAGAAAACGTATCAATATTTCCATCAGTTGGGTTTGCAAACTCCAAATCTGGACCGCCTCGAACAAAAACATTAATTTGAACCGGTCTAGTTAGAGCTGTGTTGGGAGTGGTAAGTTCATTAATCACTGCCAACTGCAACATCCCATTAGTATTCTCAGGAAGAGGCAACAGGCCAGCAACGTTCACCAGTTGTGAAACTGATAAACCGTTGATGCCAGGAACCTCTTTCCAAGCTTCAGGTTGAGCCCAATTCACAGTGAGCTCAAAATCTCTTTCCTCTGCAAGATCAATAACGCGATTGTAAGCAACGTTATAATCTTCAGAAGGAAAAGTAGAACAAGAGTAGGGATCATAAGTAATCCTCAACCTACCCTTATGGTAAGCTGATGCTACAATTTGAAACCGAAAAACAATGGAACCTCTCCAATGTTTAAACAATTGCGAAATAAGAGTCATCGGCATACACACAGCAGAACCACCAATTCCTGGAAAAGCTCCAGAAGTTCTGAAATAAGCAGGGGTAACATTAATGCGACCTAAAACATCTTCAGACGCATCAGACTCCTCCCACTGAAATGCAGAAAATAATGATTCTTTTTGTAAAATATGTGAGAAAGACATCTGATCAGTACCTTCCAAACCAACCGTAGAAGGGTCGATCGTAAGTTCCTGTTTAGTGTCTAACGACAATTTCACAACTGCCTCATCCATGTCAACATTAGCCATAATACCTGCTGGTAAAGGCTTATATCGAACAATTTCAGAGACTACCGGAGGACGCGAATATCCAAAAATACGTGCTACATTTGCTATACCATCTAAAGCGTACTTAGACGCCATGGCATAAGGACCAATTGTAGGGACATTCGATAGTGCTCCAGCGGCTTTAGCGAGAATAGATGCAGGCTTAGAAATAATACCTTTGCCATACTCATCATTCCCAGAACTAGAGCCGCTTAATTTGCCACCACCTTTCTTCTTTCCAACCGGAGCCTTTCCAGACTCGGGTAGAATTTCAGAAATGGAGCGACAAAACTCATCAGTAACAGGGCGAAGATCCGGTTTTAACATCGGATACTCACGCTGTACTAATTTCGATAATTCATCGGCAGCAAGAGTAAACTCCATACGAGCGTTGAGATATTTATTCAACGAACGCTGGTACTTGCGCCGAGCTTCCTTAAAATGCTCTCTTCTACGATGCAATAGTATTGGCGTAAGTTCAACATCACCATCCTCCAAAATGGGTGCTAACCCACTTTCAGGAGAAATGGTACCAACACCATTAATCGTAGGAATTGTCAATTCAACATTCTTCATAGAAGCAAACACAACAATATTAACAGATCCAGCAGCGCTATTAGCATGCTGCAAATCAGCAATACTGGTAAACGAAAGAGTTCCTAGCTTATCATATTCACCATATGGTAAACTAACCCAATTCTTGGGATAAAAATATGGAACACACATATTGCCACCAGTAGAGGTAGTAGGATCTAAAAAGATATGCGGTCTTTGTGAGGCTTGATAAACATACAAGCCCTCACCAGGAAGGGCATCAAAAAGCCTAAATGTAGATAAAGGATTATAAGATACCAACATCCTGCCGTAATAAAAGGGATTACCATTAATCATAATCTTCAAGTCAAGATCGCCTCGAAGTAAATAGTAATTTTCTATCCTTCTATTAACGTTAAGATTATTCAAAAACAAGGACCAAGGATCGATCTCAGCAGAGAACCCGACTCCAGTAGACCAAGTCGCAGAATAAATCTTAACAGGACGAGATAGGAATGCTCCCAAATCACCATCCTCACGCTTACTCAACATATACGTGGGATCGCGATTGGATAAAATTTCATGCATCCATCTCGTGTCAGCATTATTAAATGATACGATAGGATCACTCTGCATAGAAGCAGATTGAGTATACTGATAATTCGTATCATAATTATCAGAATTATTCATTTCAATAGAATTTTTAGTATCAGTAACACACTATGTAAGCCGTAACTACTCGTGTTAAAGTAGTCCGGATTTCCTATAGATTCGATTGTCAATCTCCTCTAAATAGAGGTGCCATACGAGGATGACGACACAATATGCAAGCAATTAAAATACACACATAGGTAAACATGTAAAATAAAGGTAATCAATACATAAGGGACATTTGTACATTAACGGGACTTTGTCCAAGGCCCGGCCACACAAAGGGTGACACCAAATTTATTCAGGGGCAATAAAAACAATCTCATCCAGTTTGAAGACATCTCTGTCATCAATTGGAGGACCATTCCTATACCTCTGCTTCCACTTAGCAGTCCAGTACTCAAAAGTAGTGTCCAAATTAGAACAACGGTCAGTAAGATCACAATCCTTTGCAACCTCACGTAATTGACCTATACGCTTATTGAATACTTTCTTACCGTGGAAATAAAATTCCCTAATCGCTCCATCAATATTAATTGCAGCTGCTTCCTGAGGAGTCAAATCCTTAGAAAGCAAAACAGCATGAAGCGACTTGAAAATCGACAACTCATCCAAAACGCCAACTCTACATCCAAGTTCGGATGCATAACGAGATTTACGCTTTAGGAAATCAACATTGTCAATATTCATTAAAGGCACAGGTTCTGATTCTTTATCAGGCATAGTAAACAACATACCATGCTTAGCCATGAAACGGGCATACGTAACATGGTTAAAAAGGTCAGAAACCCTAGAAGAAACTCCTCCGAAGAGGTCGTCTCCATATCCCATAGCAGACACAAAGTCTCTAAATGCCGGGACAACGGTATAAGGTATACCAGTCAATTTTGGAGTCGAATACCATTGGTCATACCAATGAGTACGCAACATTAACTGGCTACTAATAGTACCGATATAAACTGTAAGACTACTTCCAGATAAATGCAAAGCTTGTAACATCAATAACGTGCCATTCCAACTAATAGTCGGGTTGGAAATATCAGCACACAAACCTTTCATTATCAAGATATCCTCATCTGAATAACCAAAAGCCTTCGCAATGCGAATAAAGCATTCAAAAGAAGCTCTAATCACTTGAGCAGGCAATCGGAGATCAAATTTAGAATAATCTCCAGCGAAAATATTATTCGAACCATATTGCGTAACATGAGAAATCAATTCATCCCATTCTGGACCTTGACAGTTAATTCCAACTGCACAACCAGATTCCAATGGAATGGTTGACAAACCAGCACAAATAGTTAGAAAATATTTTCTAATAAGATATTGGGTAGAAGCATTGAGTACGTAGAAAATACGAGTCTTGTCTTTGGTGAGCTTTGTAGGCTCATCCTTAAGAGCGGTGCGAGCACAAACATGTGCACGTTTACCACTCAAATAACAAGATCTCATACGTTCCACTTCCTCCATGCTTTCATCATCCATATCAACAGCATCCGGATATTCCTCAGTGGGTTCCAATGGCGTGAAGTATTTACTCTTCCTACCAGTACGTGGAAATCCAATAGAGGTACTGCGAACCATACGATCCACAAATCTTCTACCAGGAATACCATTAACAGCCTCAATATGAGAAAGAGGCCTAATATCAGCATTTATCATCTTGAGCTTAGTAATTATCGAAGATACATAATCTTCAATAGCCCAATCCAACGCTTCCGGGTCAAAACCAGAAGAAGCATTAGAAGCGATGACAAGTGCATCACGATGAGCTTTAGTAACGTTCATCTTAGGGGGACCCCACATCTGCGGGATACCACATCTTCTCGTGACACTTTCAGAAATGACAGTATCAACAACAGAAGAACGATACGTTGCTCTACCAGGAGCTGTTCCATAAACGGAAACAGAATTCAAATCATCCACATTCAGAAAACGTGTTGGACATTTGACGTGAACGTCAGTAGACGTTACCACATCAACTCCACACATCTGAGTAGGAAAATTAGAATTAGAAGCCTCAGGCAAAATATTAGTCATTTCAAAAATTGCATCATCGATTTCTTTCTTCGATAAGCAACCAGAAACAGCCAAAAACTTCTTATTTCCACCAAGATGAAAACCAAAAATATAAGGATTCTTGGTATCCATCAATTGGACAGCCATACAACGACCATCAAAAGTTTGCTGCTTAGTATTATGCAAAGAACCCAAAAAACGGGGAAGGCCGGAACCTTCAGCGTTATTGGATACTTGCGAAGCAGAAACCTTATAGGTATCAAAAGTCAAAGAGCCGTCGCGCAAACGACAGACCTCTTTAACTAATCCAGATTGACGAACTGTTGGTTCCAAAAGAAACCAATCAGTCACGTCAGAAAAGCTAGGTGCATTTTGAACTTGCACAATAACTAAATCCGTATTCGGAATTCTCTCAGCGCTATGAAAAGCGCAAGGAGACCGAAATCCGGAATTAACAATACCTTCACTCTTTCTCCTAAACTCAACCACAAGACCACTCCTTTGAGAGCGAGTCTTAGGTATCATATGAAAAGGAAAAATAGCAAAATTGGACTTGACGAAGAACGCATTACTAAATTTGCGAACATCGTCCTCAATCCAAGAAGCATATACGAGATTATTGGAAATAGAATTTAAACTACGTTCCACACACGAAGTCTTTGACACTGTAGAAACAGGCAAAGACTCAATGCTAAGTTCAGCCCAAGGATTAACCTGAGCCAATCTGTCATCAGCTTCCTCCTTACTATCAGGATTCAAAGCTGATTCAACAGTAATACTCATACGCTTATAATAATTGTAAAACTTATAAAGAGCAACTGCAGCCACACAAATGGCTCCAGCTGCTTTAACGCGGTAATTTTGAATAACTTTAAACATATTCTTAACATCATATCCGCCATAATCTGCTAAAATTTCATCATAAACGTGCTCACGGCAACGTCTGATAAAACCAACAGTAAAAATAAAACATTCATAATAAATAAGACAAATAAGACATGCAATAAATGCATTAGGATATTTAACAAACAATCCACATGTAAAAAATATAATATGCAACCAAGCAAACAATATATATTTACCTTGATTCCTAAAATAATTCAATAATCTACGACGGAAAACAAAATCTGCAAGAATACCAGAATACTTACCCCTAACAAAACGCTCGGGGATAGAGTTAATGGCATCTGCACATCTGTTTCCATCATAAAACGATACAATGGAGGACCACAAAAACTGTCCACCAAATTCCGCCGTTATTGATTCCTTGTTACAGGAACAATATCCGACGATACCGTTGCAAGTACTGCAAACATTAATTAAGTCATTAAATTGATCATTAGATTCAACAACCTGAGTTTGCACATACTTGTGGTGCTTAGCCTTTTTAACAAGGTAATTAAGAGCACCAATAGTATCAACAACATCAATAAGCGTCCATTCAACCATTGTA